TTGTATCGAGGATCAGACATTGCACGAGCAAGTTCTTGATTAGATTTAAAAGGCATTGTAGATGAACCATTTACAGCACCTTGGACAAGCTTAGGACTAACTCCATTCTCTGCTTTAAATTGTGCGTATAATCCTTTGGCAGCAAGTTTAGCTTGTTCAACTGAACCGTTCTGTACGATTTCATCAAAAGTATTTACCTCTTCAGGAGATAAGTTATCAGCTGCCCACTCTGCCATTTGATCCCAGTTACCTTCAGTGACAGCTTTGATACTACCTTCTTCACTTTGTTGAAGTGCTTGTTGACCAGCAGCGTAGCTATCTACTAACTCTTTCGGTAACCCAACTTCAGCAAGATTCTTATAGGTCTCTTCAGATATAACACCGTCATTCTCAAAGAACTCTTTACTAGCTTCCACGATAACATCATTAGTATTCGTATCTTCCTCTGTGGTGTCATCTGGTTGTTGTTCTTCTTCATTAGTTGTCTCTCCTTCTTCTTGTTGTTCTTCAGCCCCTGCTCCCATTTTCTTTTCAAGTTCACTATAGGCATTAGCCATGTCTTCAGCGTTCTTAAACTTCTCAGGCAACCATTCAGGTCTATCCTCTTGCGTTTCTTGTGCTTGTTCTTCAGGTACTGATTCAACAGCTTCTTCTGACTCTGGGTCAATCTCCTGTGGTGCTCTCTCATTTATCTCTACTCGGTGTAATTCAGCCATATCTCTCTCTTTCTGTGTTTATGTTTTATTTCTTAACCAGTTCTACGCTTTTTTATCCTCACCCCTTTGCGTTTAGGTTTAGGTGATGATTTCTTTTTGCTAAAATTATCTTCATACATATCTTGCACAGCGTCTCCCCTGTTAACTGCTGTTAACGGTACTTTACCTCCTCCATATACATTCAAAGCTTTTCCTAATTTATCTAGCTTGCGAACGCTTGGGTTCTTGGACATACCTAAAACACTTAGCTTTTTTATTTTACCTATAAGAGGAAGAGCACCTGCCGTTTCAAGTATTAAATTTGCTTCTGATGTTTTTCCATCTTTATAAGCTTTGTAAGCACGGTCAGCGTCATCATAAGAAAGTACACCTGTTGGGTCGAAAAATTCTAAGAAGTTTTCCATTAAAGAATCACCGTCAGCTTGCTTCTTGGTTAGTGCATCAGGTCTTCCTTTAGGAGTTTGTTGTTTAACTATGTCTCCCCCATAACTATTTGAAGGAATGGTAGATTTACTGTCCCATGTATCGTAAGACTGATAGTTACTCATTGGCTTCTTGTTGTTGTTGACTACTCATGTACTGCTCTTGTGCAGCATTGATAGCAGGTGCTACAGCAGGTCCACCCAACTTCATCATCATCTCTTGTTGTTGGGCTTGCTGCATAGCTTGTTGAATTTCTTCGTTTGATTTAATTAATCCTTCAGTCTCAATACCTAACGCTGTAGCTCTTCTTTTAAAGTAGTCAGATACATTAACATATTGTGCAACTGCTTGAGGACCAACGATTTGATTAGCCCCTGCTAGGAATAGATCAAGCTTTTGTAAATCATTACCTCGTCCTAGTGCTTCAACACCAGTAACAATAGTAGGTTTAACAATGTCTTTAGGTAGCTTAGGAAGTCTTCCTTCTTTACCCATCCTTGCCATTAACCTAGTAACGACAGGCATTTGAAACTCTTGTGATAACAAAGAATAAAGACCACCAAGTGCAGCTTCCAACTCCTGAGATAACATTCTTATCTCCTCTGCTGTTACTCGTTCTGCATCTCTGACTACACCACTGTTAAGTAGGAAAGCTTGAGATAGTCTATCACTTATTCCATTCATTACTCCTTGTGCAGTACGGAAGTCATTGAACTTGTTAAGTTGTAAAACAGATACATCTCCGTCATTACCTTGTACAATTGCACCGTTAGGAGATTCAGATAAAGTCTTAGCCCTGGTTGTACCGTTAGGATTAACCATGAACAATACCTTAGCTGCTGCTGCACTACCTTCGACTATCGCTTTTGTTAACGACTCTAAAGATTTAAGATCACCAATGTACTCCTCTACAAATCCACGACCGTAGTCTTCACCGTCTATCCTTGTATAACGAAGAGGTAGGAAGGGAGTCTTTTCGATAGGATACCTACCCTTTGACTCTTCTATAACAATTCCTTTTACATCTTGTTGTACTACAAATTCATTTCCTTCTCTAACGACAGAGGTATATAGATCACAACTATTCTCTTTCTCTTGACGATACACCTCTTCTCTTACAGACTCAGGTAACATCATAGGAGCAACAGTTTCTTTAATAGCTATGTGTGTTACATTACCCATTGGGTCTCTCTTTACACAGTAACGATCTAATCGAAACACTCTCATCCCTCCATCATCAGGTAGGTACAATAAAGTATTACCTGTGACCAATAGATTCTTTAACGCTTCAAACACTCCCACTCTAAATGCTTCAACTTCTACTTCTTGAGATACACTTCGTTCTACATCTGCTAAAGCTTTCTCTAAGTCAGATCGTAATTGCTCTCCTCCCTCTGGTCCTAACTCCTGCTTTGCTTTATCTAATTCATACCTGTCTATAACAAGACGGAAGAAAGGAGCGTTAGGTGGTAACAGTGCTAACAATAACTTAGAAGCTAGGTTGTTTACTCCTCTAGCTCCTACTCCTTGATATGGTGTGTAGTACTTAGTAGCGTGACTATGACCATCAGGAGGCATTATGTAAGGTATAGTTAACTCAGATGAGGTACGACCTCGATCCAAGAAAGACCACCTTTGGTTCTCTAAGGAGTTGTATAGCCCTTGTGCTGTTTCTTGCATGGGTTAGAAAGGTTCGTCAGAAGTCCACTCATCTCCGCTTAATACTGCGAGTATTTCTGAGTGTGTATAAGTATCCTTCCCGTAAAGAAAACCAGGTTTCGCACCTTCATACTTAACAAATGTCTGACTGCCATCGAGTGAGTAACGGATTGTGTCTGCACTTGTCTCATCTACTTGGCTAAAATCCACGGAGCTAACTTCGTCCGCATTTATAATTACATATTTTCTACTCATAATTTATTAAGATGGTACTGTTGTTAAAATCTACGAAACTTACTTCCGATGCGTCTATAATTACATAAGTCTTAGACATAAATACTTTCCCCACTCCCTATCGAAACGATAGAAGCTCCATTCATTAATTCTCCGTTGTTACTACTTAAAGACATATCATATATAGTCGTACCGCTACCGCCTTCATAACCATCTCCCATTCTCCACCAACCCTTTGGCCCTGAACCAAGACTCAAGATGTTACCTGGCACTCCGCTATTATAAAGAGTAGCTATATCTCCTGTTGCGGTGCTTCCCACAGAAACTCCACCATCTCCTAAAGCTTCGTTCCATACAGCAACATCGTCTATTTTAGCTGGAGCATATTCAGATGTACCACCACGGGCTACAGTAAAAGTATTACCACTAGCAACTGAGTTATATGTAACGCTACCTGATGCTTCAAGAACGCCATCAAGATAAACTTTTGCAGTTCCTAAATTACACGTAGCTACTATATGATACCAAGTATTTAATGATAGAGTAGTAGTACCCGCAAGCTGACTAGCAAATGTATTAAATGTCAACTTACCTGAAGTTTCAACTCCCAACATTCTAGCTGTACCTGCTGATGTAGAACCTCTTATCGCAATAAATTGATCGTAGCTTGCAAGTGCTGAAGTTACATACAACCACCCCGAAATTGTTATTGCTTCTGTGCCTGTGATAATAGGAACACTTGTTTCCATGTAATCATTCGTCCCGTCAAAGGAAGCTGTAAGTCTATTCTGTCCTGACCACCCCGATACAGATATACCGTTATTCTGATAGCCTCTCCAGTTTGTGCCGTCCCAAATAATAATGTTATTACTATCGGTTTCAAATAATACATCGCCAGTCGCTGGAGAAGTTGGGCGTGTAGTTGAGGTGCAAGTGCTGAATGTACTCATTATGGTGTATAATCGTTGTTATAAATGTACCAAGCCGATCCGTACCAAACATACAGATCGTAAGTATCGCTACCGAACTTAACGGTAACTTCTCCGCTTGGATTGGTTGGACTAAGTGCAAGGATCGTAGCTTCTGTTTGTTGGGGGATGTTAAATACATATTCTGGTACTGTGGTTGAAAAGGTTGGTCCGTTAGTGAGTGTTCCGTCATTACCGCCACTGCCTTGATCTGTGATAGTCGTTCCCGTTGCACCGTCATTGTCTCCCATTCTCCACCAACCTACGGGACTTAAAGAAGATATATCGTTTGGCACTCCGCTGTTGTAAATGGAAGTTATATCGGAAGCAGATAACGCAGAGTCCCAAATCGCTACCTCATCAATGTTACCACTCATAAAATCACTCGACCCACCTGAACTACCTATATCGACATTTCTAGTGACACTATCTAACACTCCTGACATCGATACAGTCGGAGAAGCATTACCATTGTAGTACACAGTTATAGCTGATCCTGTAAAAACAAAAGCAGCGTGATACCAAACTCCCGAAGAAATTACAGGATCAAGTAGATAGTTAGCTCCGAAGTTAGTGTTACTGGAATTATAAGCGTCTAATCTCAAGCCTGCCCAAGAAGAGGTACTAGGATACATAGCAAGCCTAAAAGCTCTGTTATTAGGCCCTACATACTGCGTAACTATAGCGGCATTGCCTACACTGTCATGCTTGACCCAAGCTGAAACAGTAAGAGCAGAAGCCCCTCCCACATCTAAACCTGTACTTATGTAATCATCCGTACCATCAAAGCTTACGCTGTATTGGTTTGTGAATGCAGGTGCTCCTCCTCCACCGCTAACAGGTACATCAAATCCATACGAAGCACCAAAGATAGGTCTGAGTAACTGATTAGGTATTGCTGTTATTTCGCTAGGTTTATCTAGCTGATCTGTGAAGGTGATAGACATTACAGAGAATCAGTAGAACCAGTTGCAAAGACGCTGTAAGTTCCGTCTGTTCTAGCTGATACATTTCCTCTGATCTGTTCGTAGTGTCCGTGATCATCTCTGACCATAACAGAACCATCAGCTGTTACATCTTCAGAGTGAATGACATACCAAGCACCACCGATGTAGGCTTCAATGTCTACCGTACCTCCTGTGGTTACTGATGAAGAAGCGATTACAAAGGTCCAACCCTTAGAACGCTCTACTGAGAATGAACTGCCAGCCCCTGTTGAAGTAACAGATGATAGCAAAGTCTTTTTTGAGAGTGTGCGAAGCATAGTATTATATAGTTATATTTGTTATTAAGAAGACATATAGACACCAGTACCACCTGACGCTCCACCTAATGTAGGTCTTGAACGCTTGAGCTGTGCTTGTGCTCCCCTCTTCCTCTTCTTAGGTTGCGTTTGACGCACAGTCTTAGAGGCTTCAGCAACAGGAGGCGGTGGTGGCGGTGGTGCTGGAGGAGGAGGAGGCGGTGGAATATCTGGTGCTGACATACACATAGTTAGTCTTTTGTTAAAATGTTTTGTTGTAGTTGATCGTTATAAGTTTGTCTAAGGAATCTAATTACAGATACTTGACCACTCTTAAACCAAACATCTTTTTCTGTATTCGTCAAGTCAGGACATTTGTCAGGGTATAATTGCTCTAAGCGTTTAATCATAGCCTCGCTTATAAGAGGCATTAGTTCTTCTTCCATTATTGCGTGTCTCCAGTCCATATATATAGTGGTGTCATTTATTTATATAACTCCTATCGTCTAGTTCCTGTGGTAGTCTTCCCTTTCTTATCCTATCCTCGGTCCACAAGAAAGCACTGGCATTCCAAAGGATAGCACCTGCGTGATCTTCTGTATCATCTCCTTCACTAAGTGCTAACAGATGTCTACTCATACTATCTATTAATCTACTGAGTGGGAATCCGTTGTGCCAGTTGTTGTCCCCGTAGAGTTTGCCTCCTTCTTCGTATCGTCTGGCAAGGGAGCGAAGGGCGATTGGAGGAATAAGGCTGAATCGTCCCCGTCCAGTAGCCCTGTCACGCTCCGCACCAGTGGCATAATGTTCTTTCTCTCCAGAGTTTGGTAGTTCTTCGGTGTCCATAGTTTTGTTATTTGTTTTTGTTTTTTATTGTATTCTTGTTTTCTTAATAGTCGTGCCATCCAAGCATTCATTAAAGCTTCTTGTTCATCTTGTCCTTTCTTAGCGTACAAAGCTACAACAGAGTCCCAAGTGTAACCGTGTTCATCCAACCATTTCTTAGCAGTCACAGCTCCTACTCCCTTTGCTCCGCTGAATCCATCTGTTGAATCTCCCATCAGTGCTTGTAGTAGGTGGAAGTTATCTGCTTCTTCTTCCGTAGGTTCATGGTATTCTTCTCTGTTATAATCATAGAAGATTCCTGGTACACTCTTGAAGTCCTTGTCGATTGATACGATGATACGCTTGTCTTGTCTGTTAGGTCTTTCAGTAGCAAGGATACTTAACACATCATCTGCTTCTACATTAGCCCAAAGTTGTGCGTCCAGTTCATTGATCATCCATTCCTTCATAGGTTTTAAGATGATAGGTAACACGGACTTCCTTCTGTTAGACTTGTAGTCAGGGAATAGTTTCCTTCTGAAGTTTGCTCGGTCACTAAGTGCTAACACTACTTCATCTGCTTTAAGTAAGTCTTTGAATTGTTCTATCCTTGCAATGACTCGATGTTTGGCTACTGCCATGTCTGCGTGTACAGTCCAAAGCTCCTCTTCCCATTGTATATTTTCTTGTGCTACGATCGACGATTCAAATGCTAATACATCTGCGTCAATTAGTATGGTTGTTTTACTCATAGAATATGCTCCAGTTATCTTGGTATTTTTTATGTTTTGATTTACTCTCAGGTAGGATATTTAACTTTAACGTTAATCCTTTTATTTCTTTTCTTGGTATTAACCACCAAGTCTTCTCAGGTATTACATAGCATCCTACTACATCTATTGTATCACACATAGTTTCCTTCAAAATAAAACCCGTGCTACAGTTAACTGCATAAGTATTCGCACTGCTTTTATGACTTGTTGATTTGATCTGTACTTTTAAAGTACCTGCTGGACAAGTGACAATGAAGTCCCAAGGCATAGGTGTTGCAGGTAAGTGAGGTTCAAAGTCTCGTTCTAAACATTCAGTAGTAAACCTTGACTCAGCTATTGCTCCGATTCGTTGGGTCTTGGATGATGGCATAGTATATGTTAGGTCAACTGTATCGTACAATTCTGCAACCTTCAAGTAGTAATCGTACTCTAGTGTGTCTCTGCCCATGACTCTCCTACTTTATATTCACCATCCATAGGACACTTCATGTTCAACTCTTTACCTGCTGCTTTGATTGCTTTGATAGCTAACTCTCCGTATGTCTCCACTAACTCAGGTTTAACTTCAGCTTGGAACTCATCGTGTATGTTACCTACAAAAGCATACTCTCTTCCGTGTTGCCATCCAATGTCAGTAAGCTTGGTGTGTAATTTAATTAAAGCTACTTTCATAAGGACAGCACCAGCAGATTGAAGTAACATATTGAGTGCAGCGTGTTCACTTCTTATAGGTAGAATCCTACCGTCTAGTCCTGTTAAACATCCGTTCTGTTCTGCTTTCTCTTTGATCAATTGCTTGAGTATCTTTAACGCAGGTAAGTTAGACAAGAACTTCTTCTTTAATCTACTACCGTCTTGTGCTGTACCCTCTACTATCTCACCTATCTTTGCATCCCCTGCTCCGTAAAGGAATCCATAGATGAATGTCTTAGCTTGATCTCTGGTCTTCAACCCTGCTGCCTTCTGATTAACAGAGTGTATATCTCCTTCAAGTATAGCTTTAGTGTACTCTCCTCCATCCCAAGTAGATAGGTAATGTGCAAGCATTCTCAACTCCAACCCACTCGCATCACAACCTACTAGCTTGTATCCCTTTTTAGTTGTGAATAAAGAACGACACTCCTCACCGTACTCTGCTCTAGTAGCTGGTACTTGTGCTAGGTTAGGTAAGCTGTGAGTGCATCTGCCTGTGACTGCTCCGTTAGTGTTGACTCGTCCGTGGATTCTGCCATCTTTAACTAGTCTTAGCCATCCATTCTTGCCTTCAGCTAGTTGCCCTAGTCGCTTGACTACTAACAAATACTCCAGCAAAAGCTTCGCTGATGGATGGTTAATTCCTTTCAAAGTAGACTCATCGATCTTCACAGTCTTACCGTCATTCGATAGAGGTATTTCAAAACCTAAAGCTTCTAGTCTTTCTTTGATTTGCTTACGACTACCAGGATTAAAAGGTATGATCTCCTCCTTTACATCTAATGCTACAGCTTTGTTAACTAAGTTCTGTACCATCCCTCTACTCTTCAGTATCTTTTTAAGTTCTACTTTAGTAGGTGCGTTGATAACTTCCACTCCGTCCATATGTTTAATCTCCAATGAATAACCCTTCGGAGTCTTCATCTTGTTAACAGTAGGTTCAAACATTTCTTGCAACTCATCTTGTAGCTTTGCTCGCACTGCGTTTAACTTCTGCTCTAGTTGTTCAGCTTTATCTACATCAAACGCAAAACCTTGGCTCTCTTGTAACCTGATGATGTAAGCGAACCAATGTTCAACAGCTAACATCTTCTTGCTGGGTTCTAACTTGATTAAGTATTCATACAAGGTCTTAGTTACCAGTACATCTCGTTCACAATACTTCTTCATCTCTTCGTTGTAGTGATCGAATGCACCCTCCTCTTCTCCGTAAGTAAGCTTTAACATCTCACCCATCCTATGTCCCCAAGCTTTTAAACTGTGACTACCTACCATTGCAGGGTCAAAGTCCTTACGCTTAAAGTCATCTTCTCTCAAGTCAGGATGTAAACATCTACTCATAACAAGAGAGTCTTGTACTCGGACCAAAGGTGGATGGAAGTTATACAACTTAGCTAACGCAGGTAGATCAAAACCTATGATGTTATGTCCTATGATCTTGTCTGCTTTGGCTAACATCTTTAGTCCTTCCTTTATCCCATCTCCTTCAAAGGTAATCATCTTACTGGCGATAGGATCATAGACGGATATGCAATGGCAGACCTTGAGGTCACTCAGATTAGTGAAGTCCTCAATGCCGTTGGTTTCTATATCAAAGAATAGTATTTTCATTTGGTTTGTATGTTTTCTTGTTTAATTAATTTTCCTTGAGGAGACCATGCTTTCTTTAGCTTAATCCATCCATTATCTTTTACTCTGATAAACTCTGCTTTTGTTTTCTTTTTCATTTGGTTGTTTTCCCCTTTAGTTGTAGGCGTATATACGCTGTCTCTTGAGTGAAGTTAGACTCTTTGATAAAGCAAGATTTAACTGCTAATATCATAGGTGCTAATTCTTCTTTGTAATTAATTACAAACTCACAGAGTATATTCTCTTCTTGGTCTTCAATTATTATTAACATAGTTTTCTATATCAAAGAATAGTATTTTCATATTGAAAGGTCTGGATGTTTTTTTCCGTGAGTTTCAAGCAATTTTTTATTCTTTCTAATATGACCTTCAACAATATTACTAAGTGCTTCATGTAACGGTTCGTATCCGAGTAAATCCATAGGATAGTAACTCTCCCTACTGATGTCACCAGTTAACTGAATGCTTCTATGGAAGCTTCTTTCTGCCTCACTTATCATGTCTTCTACTATATAATCTAATTCTTCTTGTGTTATTTTCATATTATTAAAACGGACTCGCTCCGCTGTTGGTTGTTATTGTTTTGTCTTTGAATACATCCTCACTCTCTGTGTACCTACCGCTATCTTGATTATAAAATAATGTAGATGCCAGTCCAGTCTCACCTGAGAATCTATTCTTTAAGACTCTTACTTTTGTTTCGTTATTGTTTTCTTTTTGTTGATTTCTCTCTAGTCCTAGTACCATATCACTAAGTTGTGGTATAGAATGACTACCTCTAAGGTCTGATAATCTAGTTACTCCACCCTCTTCATGTCCTCCACCATTCGGTGGTCTTCTAAGGTGTGATACTAACACCATTCCACATCCAGTCTCCTCTACTAAGCTTCGTAGTTGTGTCATCGTATTATCAATTAACCTTCGTTCATCATCTCCTTGAATACCACTAACCACAATAGATAGATGGTCAAGGAATATCCACTTACATCCTAATCCTTTACACAGGTATCGTATCTTACTTAACAAGTTATCACTCTCCGTACTGCCGAAGTGGTCATAGGTATAGAAGTTCTTGTTACCCATAGTCTCATCGAATGCTTTGCGTAACTCCTCCTCCTTCAGATCATTCTCAAGGTGCAGTGGTTTGTTAAGATGAATGCCCATGATACCAAGTGCGGTCCTTCTTACTGATTCTTCCAGTGCTATATAACCTACAGTTTCTCCTAGACCTAAGAGGTGGTGACAAACTTCACGACAGAACAAGGACTTCCCAATCCCTGAACCAGCACAAAGTGTCACCAACTCTCCTCGTCTTATACCGTGTGTCATATCATTCAAAGAAGCATACGGATAAGGTTGTGACTCAGAAGTATCCTCCTTTATCACAGCTTGCCATATATCTTCTCCTCCCACTATCCCATCAGGTCTGTATTCCCTCGCTTGCCATAAGCAATTCACCAACTCCTCGCTACGCTTTGCCACTAACATATCATTAGCATCCTTTAGTGGCAGTTCTGCAATGTGTGCTTTACCAGGAGTCAAGAGTGCAGCACATTTTGCTGCTCCATCTCGTCCTGGATCATCGTTATCAAAACAGAAGATTACCTTTTCAAAGGATTCCAACCAATCAATCGCTTGACTGACATACTTCTTTGCTCCACCTGCTCCGTTAGGTACACTAACCACAGCCCACTTGTTTCCGAAAGCCTGACTGACACTTAACGCATCAATCTCTCCTTCACACACTACTACTCTTCTTCCACCACTACTCCAAAGGTGCTGTCCGTATAAGCCATACAGCTCTCCTTTGATAGAAAAAGTTTTGTTAGCGAATCGTAGTTTCTGTGCGACAAGTGCTCCGTTCCTACTCTTATAGTTAGCGATGTGTACTGGTTCTCCGTTGTGAGTTCCAATGTGATACCCCCACTTCTGACAAGTCTCTTTAGTTAAACTCCTTCTAGCTACTTCTTGTGGTTTGCCTTGTATAAATGATGTATCGTTGGTTGTTGGTATAGTCATAGTTTGTTGTCTGCCTCGACTGTATGAATTACAGCTGAAACATTTTGTGCTTCCGTCATCGTTGACGGCAAGAGCGTCACTCGATCCACACTTTGCACACTGCTGATGCGTTCTAGTGAAAGCCATGATTTTGGTACTTGTTTATGTGCATATAATATTCCTTTCTTTTCGCACCACATTGCATAGGTAGTCTTACTTCCTTTACG